CATGGGCGCAAATTGCTCAAAGCCTGGTATTTTCATTGCTCGTTTCAAATAATCTTCTTGCGTTGCCAAGCGGCTTCTTGCGACTCTTTGGGCCGTTGACAATGCTTGCTTAATCTCAGCAGCGCTTAGTGTTTGATCACCAGCTGCTGCGCGTCTAAGAATTCCACGCTCACCTTCGGTCAATGATCCTTGGCCACGCATTTGTGCCGCAGCATCAAGTTCTTGCTGGGCCAAGCCTTGAACCACAATTCTGGTGTTCGATAGCTGTTCATTTGCGTCAGCGCCAGCAACACCTAGTTGCTGACCGATTCTGAGCATGGTAGTTCTGTAATCAGCGGCTGGTCCAAGAATAGCCTTATCAAGCGCAGGCAGCATTCTTTCTACATTTGCCAATGTATCGTTTGCAGACCTTGCACCTGCTGTTAACTCTCCCAACACTTTGATTGTTTCAGTTCCAGCACCAGCCAAGAATTGAGATGGTCCAGGTGGTAGCTTTACATCGACTTTTGTTGTTGGTGCAATTTGCCTGCGATACTCGCCAACTTGACCAATGCCTGCTTGTCCAGTTCCAGCCAATGGTTGACCACTGATGTATTCCACAGCGCGAATGTCGGGTGATTGGGCTTCGTATGGTGTAGCGCCCGTGTATTCTCTTGACTGACCAAGTTTATTGAATTGCATCATCTTCACTTGGCCATTGACCACCATTGGCTCTGGTTTACCAAATTCAGTCTGGGCCATGCCGATCTTGAGCAATTCTGGCTGACCTTCTTTGCGCGTCATGCCGCTAAGAATTTTGCGCATCTCAGGATTTAATGAGCCAACAATGCCAGGCGCTGCCGTTGGTGCAGGCATTTGTGCAGCCAATTGAGCGCGCTGTGTTGTTGGTCCAAATTTACCAGCCACAGACACTGGAGCCAGTATTGCCGCTTGATCTGCGGTAATGGGGGCCACAGCTGGCTCAGTGAATTGTTTTGCATAAGCCTCATTGGCCAATGCTTCCCGCTGCATTTCTTTGAGCTTTGCTGCCGTTACCAAATTGCCAAAAGCTCCGGTCATGCCCTTTTCATAAGCCCCTTGGCCGGCTTGCAGGGCAGAGCCTAGAGCTTGGCCTAAACCAATGCGCTGGGGGCTTCGACCACTGGCCTGGAGCAATGCAGCAGCAGCGGCCATTGTGGACTGCAAACCCAATTGCTCTTTTTGCTTGGCGGTCAATAGCTTTTCAAGTTCACTATCACCACCACCACCAAACAAATTGCCCAGTAGTCCATCAAAATTAAATTCAGCCATTTTGCTTCCTTAACTAAACGCGCCAAGAATACCGCCAGCAATAGCGCCATAAGGTCCGGCTATTTTTGAGCCAGCCAAAGCACCGCCTAAAGCGCCAGCTGCTGGGTTTGAGTATTGAGGAGTCTGGGTAATCATTCCCAAATTGGCCGGTTGAGCGCCAAGGCTGGTCTGCACCACACCTAAACGCTGCAAACCAATATTGCGGATTGCATCCATTTGTTGCTGGTCCATAGCCTGACGCGCACCGCCAGCGCCCATGACCGCTTGAGCGCCACCAAGACGCAATGCTTGTTGCTGTGCAGCCAAATTACCGAGCTGGCTTGCACCGCCTAGCCTTAATTGCGCACCTTGCAAGCCTGCTTGCTGATTGGCAATGTCAGCTGCTGATCTGCGCGCAATGTCTTGGCCCTGCAAAGCCACCGCCTGGTTGAATGCTTGCTCGTTTAATGTTGCCCCAAGGTTGGCAGCCTGTTTGGCAAACCCTTGGTTAGTCAGAGCCTCGGCCACACCTTGGCGTGATCCACCAAATGCACGGGCAGCCGTGGCACGTTCACCAGTTTGTTGGATGGCAGATCGTCTTGCAGATTCCAAATCAGCCAATGCATTGGTGCGCACTTGCTCTGTAAATGGGTTCATGTAACTGCCAATAGTGCCTGCACCTTGGCCAAGACCTAGATTGGTCTGCTGCGCTGAAATCTGTGCAGGCTGATAGACACCGCCATAAGCAGCCATTTGGGCTGCCAAGTCTGTGCCACTGATGCCTGGGCCAGCGAGGGCCGTGTTGACCAGGGCCTCCTCGCCTGCCTGGTACATTGGGTTGTACCCAGCAAACTGCTGGACCGGCAATGCACCAGCGACCCCTTGGGCCTGCTGAAAGTTGGCCAAGAATGCTTCTTTGATCTGTGGATCAATGGAGCTTGTCGATGTAGTTGTTCCACCTTTTGACATATTGCCACCTTATCCGAGTAAAGATTTCATTTTCTTGGCAGGCACTTTGCCTTCGTTAATCATGTCTAGAAGACCCTTGCCATACTTATTGACTGAAGACTTCTTGATCACATATTCGCCAAGATCAAGATTGACAGCGCCATCATCTGGACCAGGTGGATTCATGCCAAACATTAGACCGCCATCGACCATACCACCTTTGGCCATGCCGCCAGTGCTGCTTTGCTCAAGTCCTGTTTGTGTTGCAGCTGTTGTGGCCGCAGTCTCTGCCGCAGTCTTGGCCGCATTAGCAGCTGCGATCTGGTCGTATAGACCAGGGTTATAGCCACCCATTGCTTGGCCTGCGACCACGCCAGCGTATGGGTTGCCCATGGGTTGCATCTGGCCCATGATCAGGCTGTAAGGAGAAGCACCACCAGCCATGACAGCTGGGTTGTATTGCGCACCTGGTGCAATGGATTGGTAATTCTGAAAGTTCTGCGCAAAGCCTTGGGTGGCATTGGCAAATGGCATTGTGCCAGCACTGGTCTGAAAGCCAGTAGTCTTTGTAGCCTGCTCTGCTGCCAATTTTGCTTGACTGGCCAGATAAGCCTCATAAGCCTTTTGGTTAGCCGCGATCTGCTGCTGATTTTTCAAAGCATTAAGACGCTGCTGCTCGGCCCATGCAAGTTCATTGGCCCTTTGCTGGGCAGCCCAATTTGTCGCATTTGTTTGCTGCTGTGCAGCATCTAGTCCTTGACGCTTTGCCAGCTCAGCCATGGCTGCTTGGTTGTAAGCAATTTCAGTGGCCGTTGTGGGCGTTGCCGCTTCCATGCGGGACTGAATGATTGCAGGCGTTGACTGAGTGGCACGGGCCACATCAGCAGCGCTGATCTGGTATTGATTCATCAAGCTCTCAAACTGGGCATCGCTCAAGCCTTGAGCCTCGCCCTGTTTGATTGCGTCAACAATGTTCTTGTTAAACTGCTCTTGGCTGATGCCGTTAGCCAATGACCATGCTAGTGCCGGTGAAGTTGCCATATTTATCCCCTAAAGTTCCTTTGCCATTACAGACCACTGTGGACTGTAACCTTCGTCTTTCAAAAATGTCTTGGCCCAGCCTCTTCGGCCTGCCAAGGTCACTCTGGTGCAGCCAACAGACTTGCCCCAGGATTCGATCAATGGTCGCATCCGTGAGAGTTCGTCTAGGTCGCCACCAGCCAAGAAGTAATGCAAATTCTTTAGCCTGGGATAGACAACGATCTCTGTCAATACCACCGAGTCCTTGGCCGGCCACAGCTGTAATCTGTGATCCTCGACCATCTCAGCGACATCGTCAAAATTGTGTGTGCCTCCACTGTATTCTAAAGCAGCCTCCACATGGTGGCGCAGCCTGTCCAAATGTTCTTGGTCGCTCATCGCTTACCGGCAGGGATAGCTTCAAGCCTCATCACCCCAATGCGCCAGTCAGATAAAGTGTCACCAGTCACCCGCATATTGACTTGACGGCCAGAGAACCGGACAGAAGTCGGGTTGGCTGCCGTGTATGGTCCAAATGTGGATTGTGTGCCTGTGGGGTAATTTCGGGTTTTAAATGAAACCACGGCCTCACCGAGTGTTTGTTCATCTGGGACAACTTGGCGCACAGACATGATGTTGTCGCCATTGCCAAGCTGGACTGGGCCAGACTCAGCAAAAAGGCTTGAGCCATCGTAGTTGTAGCCGACCTCATGCTCGTAGATGTAACCATCGCTTGAGACCATCAGAGGGTATGTGTAGACACCAGAGTCAACACCAGCAGTTCGGGCCAATGTGCCAATGCTCCAATGGTTTTCGCGGTAGTTGAAAGTGACGTAGCTGTCGTTTTCATTACTGGCTGCACTTGGGTAATACCACCAGATTTCACCAAACTTGCTGACATGGACCGCATAAATCTTGGATGCCTGCGCGAAGTTGATATTGGCAAAGATGTAGTCAGACACATCGCTTGGCAGTGGCTTGACATATCCGTCATAAATCCAGAAGCCAGAATTGCTCATCCAAATGGCTGCCGTATCAATGGCCGCCACAGACTGGGCTGAAATAAGACCGCAGCCACTTGCCGCCTTCTCAAAGCCATAGACAAATGGGGCGCCAACATACTGGGCCGTGTGGACATCCACATCTGTAAACAGTAGATTGACGCCCTTGACCCGCTTGCCGGCAATGAGTGAGCCAGGGGTGGCTAAGTCATAGTCGCCTGCAAGGTTGTCGCCTGCCGGTGTCCAAAGGGTATTGTTCTCTTGGTCGCACCACTGCACTTTGCGTGGGTTTCCACCAGCGCCAAGGGCAAAGATAATGCGCTCTTGGGTGACTAAAACCGCCTTGTTGTTCACTGGTGCATTGGTGATTGCCGCTGCCTTGGTAGGCGTTGAAAAGCCCAATTGCCACTCGTAAATTTTGCCATCTGTGCTGGAGCAGGCAATCAAATACTCGCCCCATGTATCGAGTGACCAGGTGGTGGCTGCAATGGGAGTGCCGGTGTCAGGTCGTGCCACGCCATAGGCAAATGAGCCATAGGCGTTATAGCCGTAACCGGTCAGCACTGTGGAGCTTGCGTAGCCTGTGGTGAACCCAGTTGGCGTGATGTCCTTCAACGTGCCAAGCGCATTCATCACATACAGTTTGGTATGCGTACCAGCTGCGATCCATCGGTCTGCACCATTGTCGCGCCAAGTGATGATGCCTCGGCATGAGCCTGACATCTGTGAGCTTGACCTGGTGCGCCATCCATTGATGGGCCTGAGTGTCCCCTCATACCAGCGCACTAGGTTTGCGTCATACCAGCGGCCTGCTGCCTGGTATTCAGTACCATTTCGGAAAACACCTGGGGGTAGCTTTAAAGGTATGTACATGGCAGTATTTATGTAATGTTTGAGACAAATGTCATTGTCGCAATAAGTGATGCCGTTGAGGGGTAATTTCCGGCTGCTGGATAAGCCTGGATAGACAGTTGAGTGCTGTCAGTCTCCCACCAAAGCTCCACATAATCGGTTGCGTCTAAGCTGACAAAGTAATTCCAGCCGACCAATGCATGGCCATTGACTGAGCCGTGTTTGCTTGGCACTGCAAAGAACCCAGTTGATCCAGTGACCACAGTCCCATTGATCTTGAGCCAGACCCTTACATCATGCTCCTGAGAGTCTAGGTTTTCAAACTGGCCAGACCACTGCAAATTCCAAATGCCAGCGTCAGCCACTGTGATCCTTGAATTGCTTGCGATAGTCACGCCATTGGCGTAATCGACAGTATTCAGTGTCATGGCATAGGCCGTGTTGGCCAGCGCTGCCGTTTGGTCCACAGTGCTTTGAAATGCCCCATAAGGCGCATTCATAAACTTGCCGCCCCTTGGTCCAAACAGAGACCCCAAGACACTGGCCAGCTTTTTAAAGTAAATCGTCAGCGAGCCGTTGTTTTCGTTGAAGTGCCTGCGCTCATACACCTCGGTCGGATAACCAAGGGTCGGTGGTGCTGGATTCTCAAGTTGTTGTGTTTGGCTGGACATGGCTAATTATGTCAGGACAGACAGCGCATGGTTGATGTGCTTGATGCGATCATCGAGGCCAATGAAGCCGCCATTGATCTTTTTGGTCATGGTCCGATAGTCTTGATTGTCTGCATACTGGTTGAGCTTTTGGACATCCCAAAACCATCCGGCAGTCAGCGCAGCATACTGGGGCGTGGCCACCAGCTCCGGCTGCATGATCAGGTCCACGCCAAGCGCCTTGCCTGCATGGTGGTAGTTCGCAGACCCTGTGAGCTGGATGCAGCCCCTTCCAATAAAGCGCCAGGCATCGCCTGA